CCAAACCGCCGCACTGAACGAGTTTCTGTCCTATGAACCCACTAGCGCAACACCTGACAAAATGTTGCTGATTGAATCTGCAAACTATTCCGCACTAGACATTGCACGTTTGTGTAACTGCCCGCCGTACCTTTTGGGTGTTAGCACTGGTTCCTACAGTTACCAGTCATCAGAACAGGCACGCATGGACATGTGGATGTTTGGAACAAAAATCTATGCGGAATGCATTGCAAGCACATTGTCCAGTGACGCAATCCTGCCCCGTGGAACCTACGTCAAATTTGATTCCGATGATTATCTCGGGGAGACATACTCAATGGACACTGAACGTGTAGATGTTCAGGAAAACACACAGGAGGAACTAGCGTGATTCGCTTAGTCACTGACCAGGTAACAGTCGCCGCACAGGCTGGTGACGAAACAGGAGAACGCCGCATCGATGCAATTGCGGTTCCCTACAACGTATTTGCAACCGTGTCCGGAGGGCAGGAGGTGATGTTCAAGCCTGGTTCATTGCCCGTGGATGGACGCAACCCCCGTGTTTTCATGTACCACGATTCCACAAAAGTTGTGGGCAGCGTGATTGAGAGACTCGATACGCCCGAGGCCATGCTCGCATCCATGAAAATCAGTCGCACCGCACTCGGAGATGAGGCCCTAGTGCTTGCCAGTGACGGCGTGATGGATGTGTCCGTAGGTGTGAACGTCCTGGAATACACCGAGGACAAACAAGGACGCATGGTTATCACCGCCGCTGAATGGCAAGAATTGTCATTAGTTCCCACAGGAGCGTTTAGTGGTGCTACCATCACCGATGTGGCTGCACAGGCGGACACTAATCCCGACACAGAAACAGAACCCACAGAACCAGTCGAGGAGACACCCGTGGAACTTGAAAACGAATCAGTACAGGTTGAGGCAGCAGCAATTCCTACCGCACCAATTCCTGCACAAGTCAAAAAGAATTTCGGAATGCCTACCGCAGGTGAATACCTTGCAGCGTTCCACATTGGTGGCGACACCTGGCAGCGTGTCAATGCTGCAGCAACCGAGGCAATGAACGCACGCCAATCTGTTTTCGCTGCGGCTGGTACAGGCGGCAACACGAATACGGAAAACACGCCAGGCCTCTTGCCCGTTCCCGTGTTGGGACCTGTTTTTGAGGACCTGAACTATGTTCGCCCAGTGGTCGCAGCAATCGGCGCACGTGCGTTTCCTGGTGGCGGCGACCAAAAGACATTCATTCGCCCTACGTGGAGTACCCACACATCAGTGTCCTCACAGGCATCCGAACTCGGAACCGTGTCGGCAACATCACCACAGATTGCATCAAACGTAATCAGCAAAACCACCCTGAGTGGCAGCGTGACCCTTTCAGTTCAGGATGTCGATTTCACGTCACCCGCAGCGATGGAAATCATTTTGCGTGACCTTGCATCGCAGTACCTGTTGGCATCGGACAACCTCGCAGCCGATGGCCTTGTGTCCGGTGCATCCGCATCAGGTTCCACATGGACCGTCACCGCAAATGACCCATCATCATTGATTGAGTCCATTTACGATGCCGCCACAGACATTCTTAGCGCATCAAATTTCCTGCCTGACCACGTTTTCGTGTCTCCTGACGTATGGAAAAAATTGGGCGGACAGTTGGACGCAGACAAGCGACCAGTTTTTCCATACACCGCCGCATCCGGATTGATGGGTGTGAACGGCATGGGCAGCGCAAACGTGACCGTGGCAAACACATTCAACCCATTCGGATTGAACCTTGTCGTGGACCGCAACTTCGCCAGCGGAACAATGGTTGTGGCCCGTGGTGCTGCGATTGAGTACTACGAACAGGTCAAGGGCCTCATGAGTCGAGAGGTACCCCTGTCGCTCGGTCGGGAATTCAGTTATTACGGCTATGCAAGTCTGTTTGTGGCTGATTCCGATTTGGTCAAGACCATCACAGTCGCCTAGTCCGAAAGGCGGACCGCCATGGCGGTTTACACAGTTATCGCACACCAACGGCTATCCGACTATGCCGTAGTGCAAACACTCACAGACACACCAATCGAACCAGGGCAATCCATCACACTCGCTGGATTAGGACACAACCTGAACGGCACACACACCGTTTTGTTTTGCCCACAGTACGAATTCATGGGCGTGGATAACACCACTGGTGAATGGCTATACAACGAAACCGTTTCCATCGCAAACCAGGTTTTGTTCTACGATGCAGGCGATGACCTGGAATTCAGTACGGCGGTTCCCACCGGAACACTGACCTGGACGCAAACCTGCACATGGATTACCGCTGGACAGATTGAGGACTATCTCGGACTCACACTCACAGGTGTTGATGATGCAACGTTCCTTACACAGTGCGCTGCAGCGGCAAATGCGTTTGCGTATCGTAGGCGTGTCGAGGCGGGCTACGGGCAAGACAGTTTGACCACATCACCAGGTGGAGATGTCACTCTAGGAACCATCATGGTGGGTGCAGCGTATTTCCGCCAGCGTGGTTCATTCAACACCATCGCCAGTTTTGATGGCATGGGTATCGCACCCGCCACAGGTATCACACCAATGGTGATGCAACTACTCGGAATCAACCGTCCACAGGTCGCCTAATGGCATACACAGACCTGTTCAATGAGGCCATAGATGACCTTGCAACATCGCTAGGCACCATCACTGGTTTGCGTGTCGTGACAGACCCACGCAACATCAACCCACCATGCGTGTTCATTGACGCACCCACATTCACGGCATACAACGCAAACATTGCGGACATGACATTCCCTGTTCAGGTAATCAGTCTCGGACCTGCAAACCTGGATGCGCTCCGGAACGTGCTTGCGATTTGTGCGGAACTTTTGGTGAAAAATGTCGCCGTGACTGACGGCAAACCGATTACTCTGTCAGTGGGTGGTCAGGACCTAGCCGCCTATGACGTGACAGTCAGAATGAAAGTGCAAGCAGCATGAAATACATCATCGTGAGTGAATTAGTTGGCACACCTGGTGCTGAATACATTCCTGCGGACGGCATCAATGTTGAGGCCCTGCTCGATGGTGGTTTCATCAAGGTTGCACCCAAATCCAGCAAACAAGAAAAGTCGGAGGACTAATCATGGCTACATCCACCTATCTCTCCAATCCCGTTGTGACCGTGAACTCAGTCGCATTGACCGGATTCTGCCAGTCGGCGGTTTTGACTCGCACCATAACTGCAGCGGACATCACATCGTTTGGCGAAACATCACGCACCTACGGCGCAACCTTAGAGGATTCCGAATTGACATTGACTCTTTACATGACGTACGGCGCATCCGAGGTGTATGCCACACTCAAGTCCCTTGTGGGTACTCGCACCACTGTTCGTGTTCAGCCTGGTTCAGGTGTTGATTCAGCCACGAACCCAGGCATGATTCTTACAGGGTCCTATCTCGAATCCTTGCCTGTCATGCAAGCAGCACTCGGTGAAATTTCGTCCATTGACATCACGTTCCGTGGCGGTGTGTACTCCGAGGACACCACGAACCCATAACCAACGAAAGCAGGGAAACATGCAACTAACACTGAAAGTGGACGCAGGTGATGGTGAATTCACCGTCACAACTAACCTATGGGTAATTACCCAGTGGGAACGCAAATACAAATCAAAGGCATCGCAACTAGCCGATGGAATCGGCATGGAGGACCTTGCGTTCCTGGCGTATGAATCCGCAAAGGTAAACGGCCTTGTGGTTCCCATCGTGTTTGATGACTGGTTGAAAAAGGTCCGGACGCTGGAGGTGGTAGAGAATGAATCTGCCCGCCCTACCGCAGCGGAACCATCCGACACGCACTAGCAGTTCAGTTAGTTGCTACAGGGTGGTTTCCGCCGAATGTAGAATTTGATGTGCAGGACCTGACTACGGTGATGCATGTTCTACAGGAAAGAAACAAACGATGAGTGTGCAGGTTCAACCTTTACAGGTGCAAGGCATCAAGGAGGCCCTAGCAGAACTGAACACCATTGATAAGCGTTTGCGCCGTCAAATGGGACAGGACTACAAAACCATTGTTCGTCCAATGGTCAATGAGGCAAAACATTTGATTCCGTTTTCCGCACCATTGTCAGGCTGGAACCGTAGTTGGACCCCTAGAGGCATTGCGACACGTGGCGCAGGAAACGAATTGTTGCCGTGGCTGGAGAACCAGCAGCGCACAGTGAAACCGTATCTGTCCGGTAAGAAACCTAAACTGAGTCAGCACGGAATGAAAAACCTTGCGGCGTTTGGTATTCGTTGGGATTCCGCAACGGCGGTTTTGTTTGACATGTCCGCAAACCCCAAAACCCGCCAGGGCGCACAAATGATTTCCGCACTCAATAACCGTTTTGGTAAATCGTCCCGTGCCATGTGGGAGGCGTACGAACGCAAATTCCCTGAGGTGGAAAACGAAATCAAAAAACTGGTTGAAAAAATCATGAACGCCGTTGGGCGAAAAATTTAGGTGGTGTGGCCGTGGCCGTAGTTATTCCGTTAGTCACAGAATTTGACCAAAAAGGTCTCAAACTTGCTGAAAAGCGTTTTGCAGAATTCAAGCGTGAATCCGTCAAAGTTGGACAGTCAATCAAATCCGCATTCCTGCCTGCCGCTGCAGCGGTGGCAGGTTTGGGTGCTGCAGCGTTTGGTGCGGCAAAAGCCGCTATCGAGGACCAGCAATCATCGGCCCTGTTAGAACGCCAATTGCAAGCAACCACTAAAGCAACACAGGCACAGGTCAAAGCCACCGAGGACTACATCACGTCCCTGTCGCTTGCTACAGGCGTGGCTGACGATGAACTACGCCCTGCCCTAGCAAAGATTGTGCGCTCCACAAAAGACCTGTCCAAATCACAAAAATTGCTGAAGGTCAGTCTCGATGTGGCGAAAGGCAGCGGGAAAAGTTTGGCCCAGGTCAGCGAGGCAATTTCCCGTGCGTACGGCGGCAACGTCAAAGCACTCGCCCGCCTAGACCCGTCACTGAAAAAGTTCATTGACAAAACCACCACCGCTGATGAGGCCGTAGCGATGCTTGCCAAAAATTTTGAGGGTGCCGCAGCCAAAAATGCAGACACGTTCCGTGGACGCATGGACCGCCTAAATGTCGCCCTGTCCGAGGCGTATGAGTCCATCGGCTATGCCCTGTTGCCCATCCTGGAAAAACTGGTGAAGGCATTCCAAAACAATGTCCTGCCGTACATCGAGAAAGTCATCAAGGCATTGGAGGAGCAAGGTTTGTCCGGTGCAGTGAAAACTGTCGGACGGGATTTTGGCAATTTCATCATGAACGCTGACGGCTGGAAAGGAACCATAATTGAATTGACGGGAGCCATCATTGCCTTGAGTGTCGCCGTAAAGGGCCTACTGATTTTCAATGCGGTGAACGGTGCAGCATCAGCCCTGGCGGGAACATTGTCCGCTATCGGCACTGCCATTCTGCCTGGTGTCGCTATTGGTGCAGGCACCGTGCTAGGCGTGTTCGCATCATTGTTTGCAACCGTGACCGCATTCATCGGTTTGATGCGTGACACCACAGGACGTTCAGCATTTTTCGAGTACCTAGCAAACACCGCCAAACTCATCGCAAACGGTTTTATTTCCGCCTATAACGCTGCAGTAATGCTGGCAAACCTACCCCTAAAAGGTGCAAACCTTTTGCCAGGTGTCAATGTTGCCACTATTCCAACATTGGATTTGCTTGATTTCACATTTGACACCGCACCAGGTGGTTCCCGTAATAACGGTGGCGGCCTACGTGAAAACGCACAAGTGCAAATCAACGTGAACGGAGCAATTGACCCTGTTTCTACTGCACGCCAAATTGACTCAATTTTGCGCCGTGGCAACCGCCGTGGAATCATCACCGAGTTTGGGAACCCCTGATGGCGTACCCCACACCTATTGTTGAAATTGCATTTGATGACGGCCCCTATACGGCTAGTCCTACCTGGACCCCTGTCACACAGTATGTGCGCCGTATGTCCATTGACCGTGGACGCAGTGATGATTGGGGTGATTTCAACGGCACCGCCACCGTGGTTCTCAATAACCGCACACGCCTATTTGACCCGTTCTACACATCCGGAACGTATTACGGGAAACTGTTACCCCGTAGGCAAATCCGTATTAGGGCGGAAACTGTTGAACTCGGAGTGACCACCACGCATGATGTGTTTCGAGGGTTCATTGACGGCTGGAACCCACAGTGGACCGATGCAGGCACAGACTCAACCACCACCATCCAGTGTTTTGATGCGCTCCAATTGTTAGCGGGTGAACAGTTGCCTGCGGACTGGTCTAGGCCCTACATTCTTTC